GGAACTGGAGCAGTTACATTTAATGGTACTGGAAAAATTCAACAAGTTTTAGAAAAAACTACTACAACTGCTGTAGCACTTACAGGAACAGCAAACTATGATTTATTAACTCAAGCTGTTCTTTATTACACGACAGCAGCAACAGGAAATTTTACAGTTAATCTTAGAGGAAGTTCTTCAACAGCTTTAAACTCAATATTATCTGTTGGGGATGCTGCAACAGCTGCTTTCCTAACAACCCAAGGAGCAACAGCTTATTACACAACTTTTGTAACTATTGATGGTACTTCAACAAACGTATCAACTAAATGGCAAGGTGGATCAGCACCAACAGCTGGTAATATTAGTGGTATAGATACCTATTCTTTCACAGCAATCAAAACAGCAGCATCAACTTACACAGTTTTAGCATCACAAACGCAATTTAAATAAGGAGAAGAAAGAATGCCTGTACAATCAACACGTGGAGCAGCTTCCGCAAAAGGATTTGGATTTACAGCTGGAAAAGGAAAAACAGCAGCTTTTACAGCTGATTTATTATTAGTAGCAGGTGGTGGTGGAGCAGCCACTGATCCATCATCTGGTGGAGGTGGAGCTGGAGGATATATTTTATATCCAGCTTATCCATTTGGAGAAGGACCACAAAGTTATCCAATTGTAATTGGAGCAGGTGGACCAGGTGGACTTTTTGTATCAGGAGACCCTTCTGTGTCATATGGTAGTCCTGGAGGGGACACAACATTTTCTATTGGGCCTGTAACTTTTACAGCTAAAGGCGGCGGAAGATCTGGTGCCCCAAACCAGGGTGGTGCTACACCAAGTCCTGGCGGATCTGGTGGTGGTGGAATGGGAGAATCTGGACCTAATTCTGGAGCAGGTTCAAATCAAGTACCAAGTATGCCAGCCCCTTTTCAACCTTTTGGTTTTGGTAATTCTGGTGGAGATGGGACTACAAACCCTAGAGCAGGAGCTGGTGGAGGTGGAGCAGGAGCTGGAGGAGCACCTTCTGGTGGACCTAGTTCAAATGGTTCACAAGGTGGAGCAGGTAAAGATGCATCACCTTTATTTGGAGCATCACCACAACCTTATTATGGCCCTCCTGGATCGCCTTCATTTTTTGGAGGAGGTGGAGCCGGTGCTACTGAACAAAGAGGACCTGGTGATAGAAGATTGGGCGGAGTAGGTGGCGGAGGAAATGGAGCAGTTCCTACTGTTCCTTCTCCAGATGCTGATGCTACTGGTGAAAATGGAGCAACTAATTTTGGAGGTGGTGGAGGAGCAGGTCAACGTGGAAACACATCTGGAGGACCAGGTGGATCTGGTGGAAATGGAGTTGTATTAATTAAAGTTCCATCTGCAGCAGCACCTAGAATATCAGTAACACCAGGAACAAACACTGTAATATCAACACCTACAGGGGCAGTTGTTAGATTTACAACAGCAGGAAATTTTATTTATTAATTATGGCTCATTTTGCTGAAATAGATTCAAACGGTATAGTATTAAGGGTTGTTGTTGGTTGTAATATTGATATTGCAAACAATGGAGGAGAACAATCTATTCAAGCAGCTGAACATTTTAAAAAAACATCTCCATTATCAGAAAATGGAGTAAAATGGGTACAGACTTCTTATAATAGAAATTTTAGAAAAAAATACGCTGGAAAAGGAGATTTCTATGATGAAACAAAAGATAAATTTATATCTCCTAAACCATATTCATCATGGTCTTTGAATTTAAATGATGATTGGATTGCTCCTGTTGAAAATCCTGGGATTAATGTACCAAAAAATGAGCAAGGAATTGAACAATATAGAATAAGTTGGGATGAAGATAATCAAAGATGGTTAGGTACTGATAAAGAAAATAATGATATATTTATATGGATTCCTGAGTCAAAATCTTGGTCTACTTTAAGTTAAATACACTTTACAATTTTATAAAAAAGATATAAATATTTCTTTAGAAAAAAGAAATGAATTTAATAAATTATTATTGGTATTTTAAAAGTGCTCTTCCTAAAAAATTATGTGAAGACATAATTAAACATGGTAAAAATCAACAAGAACAATTAGCATTTACAGGAAACTTATCTGAAAAAATTTCTAAAAAAGAAAAAATTTCTAAAAAAGAAATTAAAGATTTAAAGAAAAAAAGAAATTCTAATGTTGCTTGGATAAGTGATCCTTGGATATATAAAGAAATACAACCTTATATTCATATGGCAAATAGAAATGCTGGATGGAACTTTCAGTGGGATTGGTCAGAATCATGTCAATTTACAAAATATAAATTAAATCAATTTTATGATTGGCATTGTGACAGTTGGGATAGTCCATATAATAAACCAGATGATATTAACTATCATGGAAAAATTAGAAAATTATCTGTTACATGTTCTTTATCAGATCCTAAAGATTATAAAGGTGGAGAATTAGAATTTGATTTTAGAAACATGGATCCTGATAAAAAAAGAAATGTTAGAAAATGTGAAGAAATACTTCCTCAAGGATCAATAGTAGTTTTTCCATCATTTGTATGGCATAGAGTTAAACCAGTGACGAAAGGAACAAGGTATAGTCTAGTTATATGGAACTTGGGTCGACCATTTATATAAAACAAAAATTCATTAAAAAAAGTTTATTTAAAGAATTAAAAAATAAAATCATGGATTCAAATTTTCCTTGGTATTATAATGAACATGATATTCCGCAAATAAAATCAAATAATTTTATGTTTACACATACTATTTATCATGATGGAAAAGTAAGTAGTGCTTTTTTTAATTTAATAGAACCTATTTGTAATAAAATTAATAAAAAATTTAAATTTAAAAAAATATTAAGAATTAAACTTAATTGTTATACCAATCAAAATAAACAAATTGAACACATAAGACATAATGATGTAGTAGATCCTTTAATTCAAAATAATATTTTAGTAGGTGTTTTTCACATTAATACAAACAATGGTAAAACAATTATAGATGGAGGCGGAGGAGATATGTCTATTAAATCAGAAGAAAACCAAATTATATTATTTAATAATCTTTATCCTCATTACGGAACAACTCAAACAGATACTAATTTAAGAGTTTTAATAAATTTTAACTTTTTAATGTAAACAAAGGAGAAAATATGTCGTTTAAAAATAATAAATATATAGTTTTAAAAGAAGCTATATCAAAAGACCTTGCTAAATTTTGTTATGATTATTTCATGATGAAGAAAACAGTTGCAAGAACAATGTTTGATACAAATTATATAAGTCAATTTACAGAATATTTTGGTGTATGGAATGACCAACAAGTTCCAGAAACATATTCACATTATTCTGACATTGTGATGGAAACATTACTTGTTAAATTACTTCCAGCTATGGAAAAAGAAACACAATTAAAATTAAATCCAAATTATTCATACGCTAGAATTTATAAAAAAGGAGATATATTACATCGTCATAAAGATAGATTTTCATGTGAAATATCTACAACATTATCTTTAGGAGGAGATGAGTGGCCAATATTTTTAGAACCAAATGTATTACAAGGTGGTATAGATGAAAAAACTGGAAAATATACTCCATCCAAATCTAAAGGTGTTAAAGTAATGTTACAACCAGGTGATATGTTAGTATATCGTGGAAATGAATTAGAACATTGGAGAGAAACTTTTAAAGGTGAAAACTGTGCTCAAGTATTTTTACATTATAATAATGTTAAAACTAAAGGATCTAAAGAAAATATATATGATCGTAGACCTCATCTAGGTCTTCCTGCTACTTTTAAAAAGTAAAATGGAAGTACATAACTTATTTTGTCAACCAATTGGAGTTAATTTTTTAAAAGAAGATTTAAAAAAATTACATAGTTTTTCTTTAAATTTAAAAGAATCTAGAAAAATTAGTAATGTGGGTGGTTTTCAAAGCAAAGATTTAAATTATAAAAAAAATAAATTATTAAATAATTTAGTTAAAAATTTAAATAAATATATAAATGATTATAGTAAAATATTTTCATTAAAATATCAACTTGCAATTAGTAATATATGGATAAACATAAATAATCATAAAGATTTTAATTTAGAACATACACATCCAGATAGTATAGTATCTGGATCTTTTTATATTAAAGTTCCAGAAAATTCTGGAAATATAATTTTTCATAATCAAAATAATTTTTATATGGATTCAAAAGATGTATCTATACAAAATGAATATAATTCTATGACATGGGGATATGAACCTAAAGAAAATTTATTATTACTATTTCCTTCTTGGTTAAAGCATCATGTTGAACCAAATATGTCTAATGAAGCTAGGATTTCAATGTCTTTTAATACATTTTATAATTCTAAAAAAATATAAAAAGATACCATTAATATAAAAACTGTGTATAATAGTGCGTTATGCCTTTACAGAAAATACAATTTAAGCCAAGATTTAATAAAGTTTAAACAAAGTTAATTAAGTGTTATAATAGGCGTAAATATGCCATTAAAAAAGATAGCATTAAAATCAGGATTTAATAAACAAGCCACCGCTTCACAAGCTGAAGGTGAGTGGATTGATGGAGATAATGTACGTTTTCGTTATGGATCACCTGAGAAAATAGGTGGTTGGGAACAGATTACATCTAAACTAATGGTTGGAGCAGTTAGAGCTCAATGGTCGTGGACCGATTTAACTGGTAGACGATACGCAGCTCTTGGAACTAATAAATGTCTTTATGTATATGAT